CGCCAATTTCATCAGCGGCATTAATAATCGATTTGGTAAAGCTAGTGATTGCTGCGATAGAAAACGCAGCCGCAATTTGTCCGGTAATAGCAGACTGAAAGTCTTTGCCAAACTTGTCAGCCATGCTGCTGGCTCGTTTCAGTCCGATTTGAAGATCGGTTGAATCAACACCAATTTTAGCCAGCAGAGACAACGCGCCCATATCAGTTGTTTTGCTGAGCTTGCCAAATCTGTTCAGCCGTATCGCTCCAAAGGCGAACATGGCCGTGCATTTCGGCGTGAGCTAAAATTAATCGTTCCGCATCGCCGATTGGCATTGCTAGAATTTCCTCCGACCTTAGGCCAATATCGAGGCATCCAACGAGCACCCGCTCAGGCCAAGGCATTGCGACGTCACGGTTTTTCCCGGGCTCAATTAAGACCTCTGGCGCAGTAGATTGATCCTTTAGCCACAGATTGAATTTGTCGGATTCCACAACCAGATCCATTCGCATAATTTTACGCATCCAGAATCGCATAACGATTCCGGTAAAACGCGATTTAATTGTCCGAATTGATTCGACTGGAGGCTGCGAACAAACCGTTACCGCTTCGATAAGATGCTGAATTGAAACTGGTCCACCAAACACAAACGGAGACCGCAGCCGCTGTAGCACGATTGCGTGCCCTACGGTGTACGGCAAAAGACGCACCCCAAGCACGATAGGCGGCTTGGGTGCGGTCTCCGTAAGAATGGTAGTTAGTAAGCTCAAACGGTAAAGTTCGCGGCGGCTCCAGTAAGAGCGCCAGTTCCGAGATAACGGGTCAGCGGAATGGTCACCATAGCCTTGCCGCTCTGCGTAAAGCGAACACTACCACCGCCAGCGTAAACCCAGTCTCCGTTAATTGCATTGGCCGTACCTCCGATGGAAATTGAATCAGCTCCGGAAATCGTCGCGTATCCGTTTACCGCCGGCAAACCGGCTCCAAGCAACGCATTGGCCGCAGTAGATCCAGACGGGATAAACGTAACGCTAATTGCAAGGCGCTCGTTGGCGACGACTTGGGCGACGGTCTCGCCTTGGCCGTTTTTAATTTGCTCGACATCGCCCTCATGCGTGATGTCGTAGCTTTCGATGGTGGAAATGCCTCCGGTGAGCAGAGCCGCAGGGGCGGTTGGGGAAATTGCCGCCGTATACAGGGTGATGGTTCCCTTGCTCCCAAAAACCAGTCCGAGACCTTTTGACGTTGCCATATGTTGTTAGGGTTGAGTGTTCGCTGCTGCGTAAATTGTCATCGTGCGGGCAAAAGTGCGAGCCCTTTCATTGATGTCGTTTATTCCAAAATCTGTTGGGGCTGCAAACATCGCCGTAAATGGGCCGGATGGATCAAGATCACCTGCGTTTAGGTCTTCGATGTTATTGTCGACGAAAAGGCTTTGCAAGATGTCGTCAAAAACGCGAACCGTTCCCAAAAGATCGGTTTCGCTGGTATCGTCTGCAGAAATTTCAAGTGTGACGGTAACCTCAATTTCGCACGATCTTTCGCTTACATGCACCGGAACGCACGATGTCGTCCGGGCAATAATGCGAGGAAAACTCGGCATCTGATCCTCAAGGTCTTGATTCTCAAAAGCGCCGTGACCGTAGGAGGTTATAATGTTGGGTGTTCCGGTAGGCGATGCGCTCCAGTCTGAGCTAACAAGCCAATCGACTAGCGCTCGCTCGGTTCTAAGGGCGACGGCGTTCATGGCTTTACAAGGATTCCAAGCGGTTCTGTAACCGTCTTTGCATCATCCGCTAGTTTTGCGAGCAGGTATTGCTCAAGCTCAACGGTTTCGTCTGCAAATGACTTTACAAATGCGGTGCGCAAAACGTTTTGTCCGCTTGCCCCAATTCTTTGTGGTGATGCGCCGCTAATTTGAACCGATGCGACAGGGCTAAAGCCATTTTGAGCCTTGAAGCTAATAGCCTTTGCGCTGCTATTCCTGTAAATTGCGACCGACTCTTTTTGCGTATCGTACTTCGAAGCGAGCGTGACAGCCGCCTTGTTTGCTCCTCCATACTTGCCGGTTTTTAGGCGCTTCGTTCCGAACTGGCGAAAACTCTGAAACCCCTTGATCCCTCGCACAGTAAGCGCACGCAAATAGCCCACGCCGCCGATAGCGCGAGCCATAACTTTTCCTGCGGCTACGGCCATCCGCTTTCCGTACAGACCCGGGCGCCTGCCAGAGTTAACTATTGCGTAGAGCTTAAGCACTTCCCTGCTTGGGTTGTTGCGTGGCTTTACTGACTGCGTTAAATCATCGCGAAATTTCTTTCGCTGAGAAACCGGAGATTTTGGGGGCAGTATCAGATAGGCACGAACTAAAACGAAAAACATGCGCGAGTTGATCGCCTGAGGTAACGAGCGACTTGTAACCGCGAGGTATTTCCTCCAAGCCATTTGGAAGTTGCGCGTATCGACTCGTACCGTTGGCGTCATCGCGTTTTAGCGGCTAGGTCCAAAATGTAGAATCCGCCACTCGCATCTCTGCGGGCTGCGATGATTCTTAACTGACGGCCATCGTATGTGAGCGTGCGGCCTACAACCGGAATCATTTTTCCGAATGTAAGCAAAATACGATCGGTGTTTTCGCGCAGGAGCAGGTCTCCATTTTCCTGCAGGAGGCGATCTGCGTTAGATCCGGCATCGACCGCAAAAAGTGTAGAATCAATTGTGATCAGAGTCGAATCTGCGAGCCTCCAATCCTCGTATTTTACAAGAATACGCGCCGCAACATTATCTTGAAAACCGCCGCTGACGACTGCGTTAAGATCGTTGATTGATGCCGGAAGGCATCGCACTAAATTCCCCTGCCACAAAAATGCCGGATTGCCAAGCGCCTGTTGCAGCACCGTCATCCCAAGCTGAAGGCTGGTGGCGATGAGATTCACGCCGTGAAGTAGACACCGGAGACAACGAGCCGCGAAGTCGCTTGAAGATGACCGCCGAGACTGGATGTCGTGCCGGTCTCAAACGCTGAAAGTTCACAGTAGCTAGTCCCACCGATGACTTTGCCAATTAGAGCAGTCTTGGCTTGATTGGTTCCATTTGTCAGCCACAGCGAGACGGCGGCATCGTATGTCACCGCATCCGGCAATCCCAAGCGGAGGTTTCCGGTGGAACTCCCGCTCACGGAATTGATCGTCAGATCAACCGTGAAAGTGGTCACAAAGCCGATGCTGGTATGGCGAGCGGTGTTGACCGTGAAGGCAAACGTTCTACCACCGCCGGAATCAACGAGAGTCGGAACCCACGTTGACGGAGCGGTCAGCGGCAATGCCGCATAAATCTCATCGAAGTTGGCGTTGGCCTTCTGCCAGCTAGTGCGGAGCGTGTCGCCCGTGTTGTCGTTGGCGAGCGTTCCGGTGTTGATAACTTGTTGCGCCATGTTAGTCCTTCGGGAGTGCGTACCAACCTTCTGGAATCGTCACTTTGTTTCGGCTTTTGATGACTTTCCCTTCGGAATCTTTAGCCCAAACGTGAGCTTTGATCGGCTCCGCCAGACGCACCGGAGTTCCCGATGGCACCAGAACCACTCGGGTCGGTGTGCAAGCCGGAAGCATCAATGCGAGCGGCAAGACGAGCGGCAAGAGATTTGTCGGCCATGCCGTCTTCACTCGTTTGATCCTTCTGCTCCAGCAACTTGTCCAGAGCGGCTCGCATCAATCCCTGTGTGATACTTGTCAGCGGGTCCATGCAGATCCTTCTTGATAAGCTTTGAGTGGAAAATCACAGCCCAAACGAAGAGGCCAGCGAGCCCACAGTTAAGCAGGATTTCCGACGGCGGTGGTGTGGATGCAGTCAGGCAGTTGAACAGCGCACCGGCAGCGGTTGCGGTCAACGACAGCCGAAGGAACGCATTGCCGACAATGGGCCAACGTTTCGTCACTCCTTCGGTGCGATAGAGCAGGATCATAAAGCATGAAACGCCAGCGGTGAGAACACCGTTGGCGATCATGTTGATGACGGTCTCTGGCTTCACTTTTTGCGGAAGCGATCAATGACGTATTCGACGCCATGCAATCCCAAGAATCCCATGATGAACGCTGCTGCGTATTGGGTGTTTGAGTTCTTCATGCCGAAGAAATCAACAACGATTGGCGTGAGGTAGTTGGCCGACAGAGTACCGGCCAAGAGGCTTGTCACCGTAGTGAACCAGTCCTTATGACCGTCGCGTTTGACCGTGAGGAGCGAACCAGCGAAGCCAGCCACAAGAAGCCCGATGTTGATTCCGAGGTCTCGTAGCTGGTCCTTCACTTCTTGTCCTCCGTGGAAGCGTCCTGAGCCTTCAGAGCAGCGAACATGGCACCCGTGCCACCGACAGCAGCGGCGATGGCGTTGGCGATGTCACCAGCGATGGCTTGCTTGATCGCAACGCTCAGAGCGGCGAGCAGGACGGCAACGCCACCGGCTGTGGTCTTCCAGTTCTTCATTCGGGCTTTGGTTGAGCGGATTGGATGATGATGTCGGCCAGCGGGACGCCAACCTTCGCGTTGGCATATCCACCGGCTTTGATTGCGATGTCGATGAGCTGGAGCAGTTGGTTGGCCTGCTCCTGAGTCAGTTCAATGTGAATCATGCGGCGGGAGCATCGGCAACAACCTCAGGCTCGGCAACCACAACCGGAGCGGGCGGC